TGATTATGTTGACACGTTCACGCAAGCGATCATCTACCTTAAGAACGAGCGCTGGCTCGAGCTTCCTGTCGCGCGTGACCCTGACATCGTTCGCACTCGCGACAAGGCACGGGTGAATCCTTATGCGGCTTGATAAAGACGCAATGGCGTGCAACAAGCCACGCCGCACTCCTTCTCATCCTACCAAGTCTCATGTGGTGAAGGCCTGCGAGGATGGCAAGGAGAAGATTATTCACTTCGGACAGCAAGGCGTTCAGGGCTCGCCCAAGAAAGCCGGCGAGTCCGAATCCTACCGCAAGCGCCGATTGGCGTTCAAGGCGCGTCACGCCAAAAACATCGCCAAGGGCAAGATGTCGGCCGCTTACTGGGCCAACCGCGTGAAGTGGGCCGAGGGCGGCGAGGTGAAGCTCAAGGACTACGCCGATCCGTTCGCCGAGATGAGCGCCGGACGCAAGCTGCTCGAGCTGCTCAAGGGGGCTGGCAACGCAATCGCTTACGGCGTCACCGAGCCCAAGGCTTACGCCGGCCACGCAGCGGCTCCGGACATGTTCGCGCAGATGCTGCGGGAGCGCTACCCTGAGCTGGGTGCTAAGCGCACCGACCGTGGCCCGTTGGACGCGGCAATAAACTATGCTGGCGCTTACGACTGGGCGGCTCGGCCGGAGGTTGCGCCCGAGGACGCACGCAACATGGCCAAGCGCTACCAGTTGCTGGACTACGTACTGCCCGGCCACACCCCCTCCAACGAAGCCGCCGACTACGCGCAGAACATGGCCGGCGTCGAGCAGGCGCTCGCCGACCGCATCGCCAACACCCCGCGCAAGCCGCGCGACATCGTCGCGCTGGCCCGCAAATACGCCGCCGACGAAGCCGCCGCTGGCCGCGTGCCCAAGTTCGCCGAGGGCGGCAAATACGTCGACCCAATTGAGGCGGCGGTGCAGAAGCAATTCGGCATGGAGCCGGGGCTGGATCGCGCCACATTCCTGCCGTGGGCTGGGCGACGCAGCGAAGGGAACTTGCAGTGGGCGGTGCCTGCGGTGCTGTATGACTTGGCCAAGGCGTATGTGCTGCCCGGCGAAGCTGCCAAGGGCCATCGTGTGACGCCGGAGGAGGCTGCGCAGTTTGCCGGCAATGTGATGAGTGGAGGCTTGGCAGCCTCATCGGCCGCGCCGGTGGCGGGGACTGTGGCTGGCATGGCCGTCAAGGGCAAGGGCGGCAACTGGGTCAACGATGCCACAAAGCGCCTTCTGAGGGGTATCCGCCCCACCGGCCCGACTCACCGCGACGAGGCGCTGATGCTGGGAGGGCATTGGACGGATTTTGTTGACACGCCGGAAGGCATGGCGCAGGTCCGTAGGAATGCTGCAATGGACGACTGGATCAACACCAAGTTGGATCGCTACGTCCGCAACGAGATGGCCACTCCACAGGACCCTCTTATAAAGCTGGCCGAGCGCGACGTGCTTCACTATGAGCCGCGCGGCGGTGCGGTAGGTGCTTATGTGAATCGTAAGATGGCTGGCACTCCGCCGTTGCCTCAGTCTAGGTCACCACTCGCACAGGCTTGGGAAGACGCGTCGGACGCAGCAGTGAATGCGGCTGCACCGTACACCCACCAGATTGACCTTGATTTTCCGGACATCAGCCAGTCGGAAGCGCTTGCTCAGCTGGGTGGGAAATATGCGGTTGAAAATCCAGAGGCGCTGGCCCACTCGATCAACCGTGGCGTCACTGCAGAAACGCTAGGCTTCCGGCATCTGACCGACGAGTTGCGCAACGCGATTACTGCCGGCAGTGAACTGCCCGCAGAACTTCAGCTCACCCCCGACAAGCTCAGCAAAGTTTCCGTCCCACAAGCTGTCGAGCTCGTCAGCAAGATCAACGCCTACCGCGCCGCCAACGCCGCCAAGGCTGAACGCGAAGGCATGCTGGCCAATTTGCAGGCGTCTCCTCGTCTCGCTGATGAGGGATTGAAACTGGACTTTGTTGACAAGCCCGGAGGCACGTGGATTGAAATCCCCGAGACCTCTGACCGCAAGGGAATGCAGCTTTGCACTTCCGTGGGCAAGGCTGGTGGCTGGTGCACGCAGGGTGAATCCGCTGCGCAAAGCTACGGCTCTGGCGAACACCGACTGACGGCGCTGGTGGACGCGGAAGGACGCCCCCATGTGCAGGCAAAGATCACAGAGAATGAATGGCCTGTTTCCGGGGAAGGATTCACTCGACTTGATGCACAAACAAAAGCTAAATACGGTCAATATGTTCGTGAATGGCGGAGGCGTAATCCTGAGGTCGAAGAACTGACGGACGAGAACGTTATTCATGCCCTCAAAGAAGCAGGCGTGCAAGGTCCTGCTCCAGACATCACCGAGCTCAAGCCTGTTGGTAATTCTTTCAGCAGTGAACGTGCCCGAGAATACCTCAAGCGTGATCCTTCCTATCGGATGAAAATGACCGATTCCGTTGTCAAGTTCCTCAACAGCGGAGACTGGGGCAAGGTGAAAGATCTGCATCACTATGGCATCGTCGACACTAAGGACCCAAGGTCCGTTATTGATGCTTTTAAGAGTCTTTACGGCGACAAAGCTGATCTGGGCGCAGTCAACGACGCACTTGAAACGGCTCAGGGACAGGTTCCTCGTTTTATCAGTCGACCGGATTTGAGAAAGATGACGGAACCTTTTGTGGAAGGGCAAGGCTACGCCGCAGGCGGTTCCGTTCGCGCCTACGACCCTGACCTGATTCAGCGCCTTAGCGACCAATTACTCGAGGCTTAAAGCACCATGGCTGACACAAACGACCAGCTCCCCGAGGGCGAAACCGTAGAGCTGGAAGATTCGCTCCCGGAAGTCGAGGACACCGAGGACGGCGGCGCGGTGCTGCGGATGGAAAACGAGGAAGACGAGCAGGAGCACCTGGCGCACTTCGCCAACATTGTTGAGGAAGTGGACCTCGGCGCTCTGCGCGAGGCAGTGAGCGACCTCCTCGACAAAATCACCAAGGACAAAGAAGCTCGCGAAAAGCGCGACAAGCAATACGAGGAAGGGCTGCGTCGCACGGGGTTGGGCGACGACGCACCGGGTGGCGCACAGTTCACCGGCGCCAACAAGGTCGTGCACCCCATGCTGGTGGAAGCCTGCGTGGACTTCTCCGCTCGGTTCATGAAGGAGATCTTCCCGCCCAGCGGCCCCGTCAAGAGCAAAATCCTGGGCGAGCCCGACAAGGACAAAACTGCTAAGGCGCAGCGCAAGTCCGAGTTCATGAACTGGCAGACCACCGAGCAGATGCCCGAGTTCCGTGGCGAACTGGAGCAGCTCTCCACGCAGCTGCCGCTGGGTGGCGGCCAATACATGAAGTTCATGTGGAACGCGCAGCGCCGTCGACCGGCAAGCGAGTTCGTCCCCATCGACGACGTGTATCTGCCGTTCGCGGCGACCAACTTTTATTCCGCCGAGCGCAAGACGCACGTCCAATACCTCACCAAGTTCGAGTACCAGCGCCGGGTGAAGTCCGGCATGTACCGGGACGTGGATCTGGGCGTGCCGGAGGAACCCGAGTTCAGCAAGGCCAGCCAAGCCAACGACAAGATCGAAGGGCGCAAAGACGTCTCGTACAACGAGGACGGTCTGCGTACCATTTTCGAAGTCTACACGTACCTGGACTTTGGCGACGGCGTCAGCCCCTATATCCTCAGCATCGACAAGACCACAGGACTGGCGCTCTCGCTGTACCGCAACTGGGAGCCCGACGACGAAAACCGCGAGGAGCTGGATTGGATTGTTGAATTCCCGTTCATCCCGTGGCGCGGTGCGTACCCCATTGGCCTGACGCACATGATCGGCGGGTTGAGCGGCGCGGCCACCGGAGCGCTGCGTGCGCTGCTGGACTCGGCGCACATCCAGAACGTCCCCACGCTGTTGAAGCTCAAGGGTGGTCCGGGTGGGCAGACGTTGAATGTGCAGCCGACGGAAGTTGTTGAGATAGAGGGCGGCGCGTTGGTGGACGACGTGCGCAAACTCGCCATGGCACTGCCGTTCAACGGCCCCAGCCCGACGCTGTTCCAGCTGCTGGGGTTCTTGGTGGATGCGGGCAAGGGCGTCGTGCAGACGTCGTTCGAAAAGCTCAGCGACCAGAGCCCCAACCAGCCGGTCGGCACCACGATGGCGCTCATCGAGCAGGGCATGGTGGTGTTCTCGTCGATCCATTCGCGGTTGCACGCCGCCATGGAGCGCTGCTTCAAGATTCTGCACCGCATCGACTCTGCTTACCTCACCGAGGAGGACATCGAGGCGTACGCTAATGGGCTGGAAATTGATCCTTCGGACTTTGACGGTCCGATGGACATTATTCCCGTTTCCGACCCCGCCATCTTCAGCGAGACGCAGCGCTTTGCGCAGGTGCAGGCCATTATGCAGCGTGCGGCGTTGGTGCCGCACCTGTACGACGCACGCAAGGTGGAGGAGATGTTCCTGCGGGCGATGAAGGTGCCCAAGGACGAGGTGCTGCAGCCGCAAGCCGCCAGCGAGGACATGGATCCGGTTTCGGAGAATGTGGCGGGGGCCATGGGCCGACCGCTGTATGTGCTGCCGCAGCAGGACCACATGGCGCACATGATGACGCACATGGCGTTCCTCAAGTCGCCGCTGTTTGGGTCCAACCCGGTCATTATGAAGACTTACCTGTACCCCATGGCGCAGCACCTGCGGGACCATTTGTTGAATTATTACTTGGTCGAGTCGCACAACGCCATCGACAAGGCTCAGCGTGAAGAACTGATCCCCAAGGAATCCGACAAGGAAGTGGCCGTCATTGTGCAGGTACAGCAGCTCATCGAGCAGCAGCTCGCGGGGTTCGGGCAGGAACTGGTGCAAATCGACCAAGCCGCCCAGCAGTTCAAGCCCCAGCCCCCGATGCCGCCCGACAACTCGATGCAGATTGCGCAGCTCAATGCGCAGATTCAAGGTCAGGCACTGCAGCAACGCGCCCAAACCGATCAGGCTCGCGTCCAGCTCGAGCAGCAGAAGCTACAGCTGCAGCAAGGCTCCGACGCCGCCAAGATGGCCGATCGCCAGCAGGAACGCGCCGAAAAGCTGCAGGCCGAGCAGTTCAAGCAACAGAGCGAGAACCAGCGCACTGCGGCCGACTTGGCGGCTCGCGAGCGCATGAACACCGCCGACAACGATACTGCCAAGCTGCTCGCAGCCGCAGAAATCGAATCCGGCGAGCGTGTGCGTGTAAGCACCGGCACCGGTATCAACCCCAACCCGTAATCCGAGGAGAATGCAATGAGCGACAACCCGAACAAGAGCAAGGAAGTCCCGCTGGACAACGCCGCCGTCCGTCAGCACCACCGCATGGCGGCTGGCGAGAAGGTTGACGGTCAGAAGCTTCCGGCCACCCCGGCGATGCCCAAGACTCCGGCTTGAACTTTGAAACTCAGCTGCTGAACCAGCTCAAGGCTCAGCAGCAAACTTTTGCGCTCGACGCGTTGCGTCGGCCGCAAGCCCGAGACACGTTTGAATACGGGTATCGGGTTGGTGTGGTTGCGGGTTATGAGGCCGCAATCGATCTATTACTCAAAATCCTTGACGAGGAGAAAAATGGCGACAAAGACCTCTGAGGACGCATTGGCGAAGGCTTTTCCGGCGGTAAACGCCGGCATTCAGCCGTTCGGTAGCCGCGTTCTGATTCAAATCCGCACGCCCAAGAAAAGATCCGACGGCGGCATCATACTCAACATCGACACCCAAGACACTGAAAAGTGGAACACTCAGGTGGGCATGGTCATTGCGCTGGGGCCGTTGGCCTTTAAGAACCGCAACGACATGAAGCCCTGGCCCGAGGGGGATTGGTGCAAGGCGGGAGACTTTGTGCGTGTGGCCAAGTACGGCGGTGATCGCTGGGAGGTGCCGTTGCCGGACGGGGAGTCCGCAATGTTTGTCATCTTCAATGATCTCGACATCATCGGTCAGGTGACCGGCGACCCGCTTGCTATCAAAGCATTCATCTGATAAGGGAGATGGAACATGAGTGAAATCCTCAAAGAGGACGATGGTAAGGAAAACGAAGAGATTGTGATTGTCGAGGACAAGGCACAACTCTCCCCCGAGCCCGAGGACCTGGACGACTCACCCGCCGAGGATGAGCGTGTTGCCTCCTCGGCGGCAGAAGACGAGGAGCGCGAAGCCATTCGCGAACGCCGCCGCGCCGAAAAGCAAGAGCGCAAGGTTCGCCGCGAGGAAGCCATCAAGCGCGATAAGCTCGAGCTGGACTTCCTGCGCAAGCGCAATGATGACCTGGAGCGGCGCATCTCGGCACAGGAAGTGCGCTCCCATCAGGTGGATCTGAACCAGTTCGACGCGCAGATCGCCAAAACCAGCCAAGACATGGAGCTGGCCGAGCGAGTGATCGCTAAGGCGGTGGAAGCGGGGAATGGCGAGGATGTGGCGCAGGCGCTGAAGTATCGCGATCAGGCGATGCAAAAGTTGCAGCAGCTGCAGCTCGCCAAGCAGCAAGCCGCCAACGTGAAGCCGCAGTCGCCGGGTATCGACGATCTGACGATGCACCACGCGCAGCAGTTTATGAAAGACCACCCTTGGTACGACTCACAGGGCCGCGACGAGGATTCGTCCATCGTCATTGCCATCGACCAGTCGCTGGCCAAGGACGGCTACAACTCCCAGAGCGAGGAGTACTGGGATGAGCTGCGGAAGCGGGTTGCGCGTCGGTTGCCGGAGAAAGTTAAGGAGCCCAAGCAGTACGCCGAAGAGCGCACTCCGCGTGGTGGTCCGGCGGTCGGCTCCAGCAAGGAGCACGCCCCTGCCAGCACTCGTAAGGAGATCTACATCTCCCCCGAGCGCAAGCAGGCGCTGATAGAAGCCGGTGTATGGGATGATCCCGTGCTGCGTATGAAGTACGTCAAGCGTTATGCGGAATATGACCGCCAAAGTAAGGCGTAGCCATTGTTTCAAGTTTTTCGATAATTTATAATCAATTCAATCGCTGAAAGGAGCGAGCATTATGAGTGACGAACGCCTTAAGAAATCCGCTGGAGTGAATCGCGAGAATCGTGCGATGGCAGACCGTGCCGTCACCCAGAACCGCGAGATCACGGAAGAAGAGCGGGTCGAAATGTTCCGTCAACAGTTTTTCCAGTCCTCTTTGCCTGATTTGCCAAAGATCCCCGGCTGGCATGCGTGCTGGCTGACCACGACGAACCCTAGAGACTCCATCCAGATGCGTATCCGCTTGGGCTACGAGCCCATCAAGCCCGAAGACGTTCCGGGCTGGGAATACGCCACGCTGAAGACTGGCGACTGGGTTGGGTTTATTGGTGTTAACGAGATGCTTGCCTTTAAGCTCCCGATTTCGCTGTACGAGAAGTACATGCGTGAAGCGCATCATGATGCGCCCTTGCGGGAAGAAGAGAAACTCACCGACACCGCTGAGTTCCTCGAACAGCAGGCTCGCGCCTCCAAGTCGCGGCTCGACATGGGTGACGGCAACAGGGAAATAGGACAGCGCAGGGAAGCTCAGTTTGATCTTTCCTGATTGTCAACCCACCTATTAGGAGCAAGACATTATGTCTTCGACTAGCGCACCTTATGGCTTTCGGCCGTCGTACCACAACAGTGGTCAGATGCGTCCCAAGGCCTACACGATCACGAGCACTTACGCTGCCAACATCTTCTCCGGCGACCCGGTGAAGCTGACCAGCGACGGCGTCATTCAGCTGGGCACGTCGGATGGCACCCGTTCGGGTACCACGGACGGCATCACGCTGCTGGGCATCTTCGCTGGCGTGCAGTACGACGATTCCACCGGCAAGCCGACCATCTCGCCGTTCTGGCCGGGTGGTACCACGGGCACGAACATCGTGGCCTGGGTTTACGACGATCCGGAAACGCTGTACGACGTGCAGTACGCCAACCCGGGCACCCCCGGCACCGACTCGGTTCAGACCGCTGTTGGCGCTGAGTGTGACTGGCGCGTGGCTTCGCCGGGCGGTTCCACCCGCACGGGTCTGAGCAACACGTACCTCACGGCGACGCAGAGCACCTCTGGCCAGTTCCAGATTACGGGCTTTGCGTACGACATCAACGACTCCTTGACCGACGCTTATGTTAACGTCACCGTTCGTCTGAACGAGGCGGCTTACAAGGCTCCGGTCAACGCCATCTAATCAGGAGGCTTGAAAAATGGCTACCCCAATGCGTAGTACCGACTTTCGGTCGGTTGTCGAGCCCATCCTGAATGAGGTGTTCGACGGTGTTTATGATCAGCGTGCCGATGAGTGGAGCATGGTTTTCCGGGAGCAGAAGGGCATCCCGCGCAACTACCACGAAGAGCCGGTGCTTTACGGGTTCGGCGCTGCGCCGGAACTCCCGGACGGCATGGCCGTTAGCTACCAGTCGGGCGGCGTTCTGTTCCTGCAGCGCTACCTGTACAAGGTCTATGGTCTGGCCTTCAGCCTGACCAAGGTCCTTGTGGAAGACGGCGACCACATCCGTATCGGCCAGACCTACGCCAAGCACTTGGCGCAGTCCCTGATCGAAACGAAGGAAACGCTGTCGGCTAACGTGCTGAACCGCGCGTTCAACTCGGCCTACACGGGCGGTGACGGTGTGTCGCTGATTAACACGGCGCACCCCATCGTCAACGGCACCTTCAGCAACCAGCTGACCACGGCTGCGAACCTTTCGCAGACGTCGCTCGAGCAGCTGCTGATCCAGATCCGCAACGCTGTTGACAACAACGGCAAGCGTATCCGCCTGACGCCGAAGAAGATTGTCTCGGGTCCGAGCAATGTCTTCCAGGCCGAGGTGCTGCTGAAGAGTGTGCTGCGTGCCGGTACGGCTGACAACGACATCAACCCGGTCAAGTCCATGGGGCTGCTGGCTGATGGTCAGGCGAACCTCTCGCGTATCACGTCGACCACCGCGTGGTGGGTGCAGACGGATGCGCCGGAAGGCATGAAGCTGCTGATGCGTCGTGGCCTGGAGAAGTCGATGGAAGGCGACTTCGAAACGGACTCGATGCGTTACAAGGCCACGGAGCGTTACACGGTCGGCTGGACGGACCCGCGCGGTCTGTACGGCACGGCTGGCGTCTAACGCAAACTCTCCTCGGCGGTGGGCACTCCCCGCCGTCGAGGGGTTCTAGGTTTTCTCAGCTCGTCAGACCGGCCTAGCGGACGTTGCACAGACTGACGAGCGACTTGTGCAAGGGGAATAGCAATGGCTTCGACGACTTTTAGCGGTCCGGTTACTTCGACCAACGGCTTTATCGGTGCGCTCACGGGCAACGTGACGGGCAACGTGACGGGCGTTACCACGGAATCGATCCAGTCGCTTTCGGGCGCGGGTGCCGTTAACGTAACGACGGGCATGACGTCGCTCACGACCACGGGCGCTTCGCAGGCACTGACGCTTGCGGACGGTGCTGCGGGTCAGGTCAAGATCATCACGCACACCGTTGACGGTGGTAGCGCAATTCTCACTCCGACGACCAAGATCGGCTTCAGCACGATCACCTTCACCAACGTTGGTGATGCGGTTACGCTGGTCTATACGGCTGCTGGCTGGGCGGTTGTCGGTTCCAAGGGCGTCACCATCGCCTAATAAGCAGGGGGCCCCAAAATGCGACGCATTGTACTCACGCAAACGGGCTCTGGAGCCAGTAGCGTTTCGCCGATGAACTTGAACACCAGCCCCTTTAACGTGGGGTTCGGTGTGACGGTGTCCGGCACGGTGAACTATACCGTGCAGCACACTTTTGATGACGTTTATTCGGCAACCTTCAATCCGAGCACCGCCACTTGGTTCGATCACCCGACCGTTGCGTCGCTGGCGGCTAACGCCGATGGCAATTACGCATTCCCGGTTACCGCGATTCGCCTCTTGGTGAATTCGGGCGGTGGTACGGCCACGTTGGCGTTGCTGCAGGCTGGCATTCAGTAATGGCATACGTCGGCTACTCCGGGGTCGCGAATCAGGCGCAAACCACGCCCGGATGCGCTCTCGGGGTAGTCGCCGATGCGAATTCAGACTACGGAAATGATGTCGGCGGCGACGGCGTCGTCGACACATATTCCTGCCTTGTTCCGCCGGTGCCACCAGCCACCTGCTTCATACTTATGGAAACGTCTGGCTACGTCCTGATGGAAGATAGTAGCAAGATTCTCCTGGAGGTCTGCTAATGTCAGACACTAAGATTTCGGCGATGACCACTGCTTCTACGCTGGACGGAACGGAAATCACTCCGATCGTTCAGGGTGGACTCAATAAGCAGGTCACGACGGGCAACTACGTTTCGCAGGTTCTGGACGTGACCCCAGCCGCCGCCACGCAGGGCGGCACGGGCATCAAAACCTATGCGCTTGGCGATACGCTGTACGCTTCAGCCACAAACACGCTGGCAAAGCTGTCTGGCAACACTACGACGACACAGAAGTTCCTGACTCAGACCGGCACAGGCTCTGCCTCCGCAGCCCCGGTCTGGAAGACGCTGTCGCCTTCCGACATCAATACGCAGTACGGCGCGTTCTACTACGACTACAGCACGACTCTTAACGGCGCGATCAGTAACTCGGATACCACGATCACCGTCGCGTCGACCAGCGGCTTTTCGACGACCGGCGCAATGATTATCGACGCCGAGCTAATCACTTACACCGGCAAGACCGCGACCACTTTTACAGGCTGCACGCGCGGCGCTGCTGGATCTTCTGCGGCCTCTCACACTACAGGCACCGCTGTAAGCGGCGCGCAGGTTGCCACAGCCAACACCTCGACTCTGCTGCAGCTGAACTCGACCTCTTTGACCAACGGCGTGACGCTCAATACGTCGACTCAGGAAGTCTCTGTTGCCGTCGCAGGGACGTATAACTTTGCGTTCAGCGCTCAGCTAAACAATTCTGCTACAGGACAGAGTCTTGTCGCGGTGTGGTTTGCTGTTGACGGAGCTGACGTTTCGGCCTCCGGAAGCTGGGCGACGGTTGCATCTCGTGAAAATGCCACGACTCCTGCTTCCTGCATCATGGCTGCAAACATTTTCCTGACACTGAGCGCTGGCAGCAAGGTCACGATGAAGTGGCTCAGCCGCGACGGGCATGGCGCGATTGTTACTTATCCATCTAGCGCCAGTCCTGCATATCCTGCCGCTCCGGCAGTTATTCTGACTGTTAACCAGGTTTCCTGAGGAACCACCAATGAGCAAGTCTTTCAAATACGTTAAGGACTTCGAGTTCCCCTCTGACTGTGGCTATACGGGCTCCGCTGGTCGGATATCGGTCAAGGGTTATATGCGCGGCGGTAGCGCTTCCTGCGGCTATGCTGACGGGGGCAAGGCTCGCGTGAAGGACGTCATCCGCAACGAGCGCCAGGAGCTCAAGGCCCCCACGGGCGGTAGCGGAATGCTCCGCAATCGTGGTGCCTTGGGCGTCATGGCGAACAAGAATCCGGGCGAAACCCCGATGCACACGGCTCCGAATCTGCCTGGCATGCGGATGAAGACTGGCGGCGCAGTGCCCAAGAAAGGCGCTTACAAAGTCGGCAAAGTGATGGGCGAGTTCGGCAAGGGCGAACTGCACAGCGGATCGAAGAAAGGTCCGGTTGTGAAGAACCCCAAGCAGGCCATCGCTATTGCTCTTTCTGAGGCGCGTAGCGCCGCCAAGAAAAAGTAACGCTTGCGCAAGCGGGGCTCGCTGTAACAGCGGCCATATGACCAGCAATTGAGGTTAGTATGGCCTATTCAGGAACAGTCGGCGGCACTACATTTAACGCTCTGAAGGTTGTTGACCACGCCTTCAGGCGCTGCCGTTTGCCCGCACAGGCCATTACTGCGGAAATGCAGAGCTACGCTCTGGACAGCCTCTACACGATGTTGTCCGAGCTGGCCAATATCAAAACCCCCAGCTGGTGCATCGAGAAGATGATCCTTCCAATGTACCAGAACCAGCCCATCGTTACGCTGCCGGTTGGAACGGTTGAGGTGCTGAACCTTAACTACCGGGTGCTGCAGTTGCTGGACGGGACGGTCACCTCCACGACCAATGCGTACACGGTGAACTTCACAACCACAACGGTTGTGAACACAGTTGGCGTGAAGTGGTCGGCGGCTGCCGTTCCGCTAACGTTCCAAGTCAGCAACAATGGGTCGGTTTGGACCACAGTTGGCACTCAGGACACAGATGCGGTCGCTGGCGAGATCACGTGGACCGACATCTCCGGGGCGCTCCCGTATCAGTATTTCCGCTTCACCTCGGCTAGCGCTATAAGCTACGAGGCTGTGACGCTGGGCAATCTGCCGCAGGAAATCCCCCTCGGCCAGCTGAACCGCGACTCCTACGTAAACCAGTCGAACAAGGTTTTCCCCGGTCGCCCGAGCAATTACTATTTCCAGCGCGACCTGCCGCAGCCGATCGTGAACCTTTGGCCGGCTCCGTTTTCCGCCTCCGAACAGGCGCAGCTGGTGCTCTGGAGGCACCGGCAGATAATGGACACAGAAAACCTTCAGCAGGATGTGGAAGTCCCCCAGCGCTGGCTAGAGGCCATTATCGATGGGCTCGCCGCGCGAGTCGCTGCGGAAACTCCGCAGGTCGATCCGCAGATCATGGCTGTGCGCGAGCAGAAAGCCGCTATTAGCATGCAGCGTGCTTGGGACGGGGACAATGACGGCTCGCCGATCCAGATCAATCCTGGGATTGGAGCCTATACCAAATGAGCCGGTTCCTGGACCCAAGCGGACAGCCAACATTCGGCATTGCCATCTGCGGGCGGTGTTCCAGGAAAATGCTCCTTTCTGAACTTTCTCCGGATCCGAATTTTCCGGGTCTTATGGTTTGCGAGGAAGATCGCGACCAGTATGACCCTTACCGGCTGGCCCCGCGCCGGCCCGATCAGATTGTTTTGCCGTTCAACCGTCCTGACGTTTCAGTCGCAACGCATCCTGCGGGGGTTATCCAGGAAGCAGGCGATGAGTTTATAATTACGGAAGACGGCGAGAATTACTTGGAGATGTGACGATGTCTGAAGTGCCAAGCAACTTAATTCCGACACGCGTCACGCAGCTTCCGCTCGCCCCTGTAGCGGACGAAAACTCGCTGATGATGATCGTCTGGCAGGGTAACAACTACCAGATTCGAGTCGGCGATCTGCTTGCTGTGGCGGGAGTGCCCACCAGCCGACAGGTTATTGCTGGAACTGGACTCACGGGCGGCGGTCAGCTTACCGACAACGTGACGCTTTCGGTAGCGGTTGGCGGCATTGGCAATACGCAGCTGGCTGCGACAGGTGTGTCGGCGGGTGTGTACGGCGACGCCACCAACATTCCTGTTTTCACCGTTGACGAAAAAGGCCGCATCCAAGCCGCCTCCACCGTCCCCGCCACCATCTCGGGCTACGTCCCCGTCACGCGTCAGGTTATTGCTGGCACGGGTCTTACGGGCGGCGGTGCGCTGAATGCCAACGTAACGCTCGACGCTAACCTTTCCAACTCCACTCCCCTTGCAACCGACGGGCTCGGCACGG